AACTAGTCCGATGAAGACTTTGGAGTCAGGGCCGTATTATTCGTTAGACCTTACAGCTGCAACCGACCGCTTTCCTCTGATTGTTCAGAAGATGGTAGTCGAGCATCTGACAGGGTCACCCGAATATGCGGATGCCTGGGCGCGGATATTAACTGCTCATGAATTCTACGTTCCTTGGGAGGACCGGACCGTGAAATACGGATCCGGCCAACCTATGGGAGCGTATAGCTCATGGTCGGTCTTCGCCTTGACACATCATATCATCGTGCGGATCGCAGCTCTAAAAGTAGGAAAACCTTACTTTGAAAACTACGCTCTGCTCGGTGATGATATCGTTATCGGAGGAAAGGACGTAGCTGAAAGTTATATTCAGCTAATGAACTCTCTTCAGGTTTCAATATCCGAATCGAAAACTCATGTATCAGAAAATACTTATGAGTTCGCGAAACGATGGTATCAAGACGGGGTAGAGATCACCGGTGCTCAGATCCATGCTTTCATAAGCACTAAGAAATATTATCTTATTGCAAATGAATACAAGAATCTTTGCATCAAATGGGGATTCTCTTCTATTGAAGCAGAACCCGGGGCAATACGAGACTTGTTCAGAGGGCTTGATATTCCAATAAGATTGGTAACCAAGGCTCTTAGATTCTTGACTCTACCTTGGGACAGACCGGATATTTCACGGGAAGAGCAAATCTTGCGATTTACTCGACTCATGAATCCGAAAGTCCTTGGGTGCTTCACGGAAGCGAAAGACCGTGCATCATCTTGGATGATGTCTGCCTTAGCCGAAGTTAAAGCACGAGTCATTGAATCAGGTCTCCTGAAAGCTCGAGGGAACGCGGAGAGGTTTATCAAATCTCACCGATCGATCCTTAGATCTTACAGAGGTGCTGACGCCCAAATCGCTTTTCAATCTATTCCTGCTATTTCTGTAGCAGCAGAACAGTTTACTGTTCTGGCTAACGACATCGACGAATTACGAGATCCTTTGGAAACGACCCCGGAAAAATTAATATTTAACCAGGTTCGTTACCTCGGATTCGACGCCGAGATGTTGTTAACGACTAGATCCCATGAGATCCTGCTAGGCACAAATGCTACACTTGTTAATAGACTTAACAAGTGGACTCAAACAAGTGAGGAGTTGAGAGAAGAAATTCTCTCAAACCCAAACCTGGATGAAAACACGGCCCGTGCCTACGCTCGGAAAATATTCCGGACGAAGGTTATCGGAACTGTGATGCCAGGATTCCCACTAAGCGGAG